GCCGCGCCATGCTCGGAGTGAAACGCAAACAACTTGCCCAAGACTACGGACTATCAGAGATTCGAATTCACCAGATCATTGCAAAGTACAAGAAGAACGACCCCAAGTTCAGCCAACAAGCCAAAGCTAGGGACGAAGAAACCCTAAAAGACTGGGACGACGACACACTATAATTCGCTTGACAAGCTGGGTATATTCGAGTATAATTGATAACATCAAGTCGGGGATCGTCCCGACTTGTCTCGCGTACCACCTACACCTATCGGTCGCATCGTTCTTTAAAAATATATCCATTAGGTCTTTGTGTAAGTTATAACGTTATAACTTTCCGGTACTAGCAACACCACACACAGATCGCAAGCCGCCGCTGTAAATACAGAAGCCACTAGATGCAAACCAATAAAAATAAGAGGCACTAAGACTCCCCGAATGTTGGTTATGGATTCTTCCTTTGGTGAATAGGCGTTGGGTACAAGCCCCAGTATTTAGTTAGCGAAGTAGTGTGACATGTGTCACCGAAGGACATAACTAAATGCAATGCGTACGCACACTACTTAAATGGGTGTGTTCCTCTCTGAGAAATCATGACGAACACTAGGGATGTGGGACGGCAGGCATCACGCCATACCGAATAGATCACACCGACAACCCCTATCGTAGTCCAAGGAAACTTTACTGTTAATCCTGAAGGGCATGAGCGATCGTGTCCTTTGTGATGCACAGCATCAAATAACCAAACCTATAACCTTATAACTTTTGGAGAACGCTATGAAAGTCCGTAAGAACAAGCACAAGATACTAGCCCGCTTGGCTCACGCATCGTGGCACGAGGTGACTAACAAGATGTGGTTTATCCGCAAGTCAGAGAGATGCAAATCGTACAGCCCATGGTGTCCTGACTGTAACGCTCGACTGTTCTACAAACAACTGCAACGCTTCCCCTATTCATACGACGAGTGGTATGCGTTCGAGCAACAACAAGCAGCACTACATGAGGCAAAGCCATGACTCACTATCACTTACCAATATGCACCTGCTGTTATGCAGAGCGCGTACCCCCTGCCCGAGCCAAGCTCGGTTATCGAACATGTATGTCATGCGGCGAGACACAAGCCCAGACACGCAAGCACACCATCGTGCCCATGCCTAAGTCCAACTACATCGTAGTGACTGACCGCAACTTATTGAAGGGACTTAACTCATCACACAAGGGAGGGCTAGCGTAATGGCAATCGTATATGGGAACCATATACCGAAACATGAATGGCGTGAATACGCTTACAAAACATGGGCTTACGAGATACCGATGCGGGACTACTTGCGCAGTGATGTTCTGCGTGTCGGGTATTCATCTGCAATCGACGGATGGATGGTATTCATAAACCAACACGAGATGGGGCAAGCCTCAACTTTAGAAGAAGGCAAAGCCCTAGCGGTTCTGCTTTACAAACTACACCCAGACTTGCATGGCGGGTCTGGTGATCGTCGCATGCCAAACTTCAACTAAAACTTATAACGTTATAACTTTCAACCTAAAGGAAACTACCATGAACACGTACACAAAACTTTCAATGCACTTGTCACGCTATATGTACAAGAAAGGCAAGAACAAGGGCGATGCCCCTGCCAACAGATACCGCAGAAGTATGGATCACTTCCGTGTGGTCAAGGGTAACAACGACACATACTACGTTCGTATGTTTGGCACAGACCTGATAACTGCTAAGCCTGACGGCACCGTGGTGATTAACACGGGCGGATGGTGGGACAGACCAACAACTATCCTGCGACTAAATGAGGCGTTTGGGTTTATCGAGGGTGTGAGTGTGTCGATGTACAAGCGCAGTATTTACAGCTACTCACAACCTGCGCTTCGTGTGGACGGTAAGCTTTATTCTTACTATGACGGCATCACGCTCAACGCGCAGGGCGAGATCATCACGCCACTACGCGCCTTCGAGCAAAAGCGCATTGACAAGGCGGAGTCCAAAGACTTCGCCAACGACCTGATCGAGTCAGGCTTTAAAGATGCGTTCCCCCTGCTGTATGCGGTATCGACCCCCGAGGAAATGGAGCTCGACAACTACGCATTGTTCGGTGTAAAAATACCTGAGATGCTTGCCGATAGCACACAAGCCGACAAGTGGAAACTGCTCATTGCACGAAACAAGTTCGAGCGCTACTACTCATTCAACAACGGTGGTGGTTATGCCTACACCGAGAAAGCAAATGCAAAACAATGTTGGGCATCCATCATGCAGCATTGCAAAAAGAACATGTTCGTTGTGTCTCGTTCTGAGACCTTCGTCTTGTAACCGTGGCGTAAGCCAACTTTCGTAAACTTCTAAACTTATAACGTTATAACTTTCAACCAAAGGAAATCAAAATGAACTTGTCTTTAAACCTCAAACAAGCCTCTACCCTCATCCGTAACGTGGGTACAACAAACACCATCCTCTTGCGTGGTCAGCCCGGCGTTGGCAAATCGTCAATCCTTGGCACACTAGGTAAAGAGTTGCCTGACTATCAGGTGTGCTACATCGACTGCGCAAACTTAGACCTCGGTGACTTGGCAATGCCAGTCATTGACCGTGAGAACATGACCACATCGTATGCACCCAATGTGCGCTTCGGTGTTGGTAAGAATCAGACTCGACCCGTCATCCTCATGCTTGACGAGTTGGGTAAAGCATCACGCCCCGTGATGAACATGTTGTTGCCGACCATCCTCGAGCATCGTGTAGGTGATGTACCCCTGCCGACTGGCTCCATCGTATTTGCAACAACCAACCTAGATACTGACGGCGTGGGTGACAACATCCCTGCCCATGCCTATAACCGCATGACCGTGGCTAACCTTGCCAACCCGAGCGTAGACTCGTGGCTTGAGTGGGCGGCAGACAATGACGTAGCCCCCGAGGTTATGGCGTTTGCCAAACAGTATCCGCAAGTGTTCGAGTGCTACGTTGACCTCGACACCAAAGCCAAGAACCCCTACATCTTTAACCCATTGACTGGCAACGTGAAGGCGTTCTGTTCACCTCGTTCACTCGAGAAGGCATCCAACATTATCAAGATGCGCAACATCATCGGTGATGCAACCTTACCCGCCCTTGCCGGTACGGTGGGTGAAGCGGCGGCTCGTGACATGGACGCACTCATCAACTTGTCAGACCAGTTGCCCTTGTTCGAGACCATCACCAAAGAACCAATGAAAGCCAAGGTGCCAACGAGTGCCGGTGCGTTATTCATTCTTTCATTCATGTTGGCAGGTCGTGTCGATGCCAAGACTATCGACGCCGTGATGGACTACGCAGACCGAGTGGCTAACGAATCGTTCGAGGCACATGCCCTCTTCATCACATCCCTTGCATCCAACAAAGCCAAGGTAGGCATGGCATGCGGTAGCCGTAAGTTCACATCCCAAGCTGCGAAGCTCGGTAAGTTCTTCTAATCGGGGGCAGACATGTTTACTAAATGGGAGCGCTTCGAGCGCTTACTACTCGCCCTTGCACTTATCGTGCTTGCCCTTGACCTCTACTACTGGAGACCATGATGCTGATACTCGAGAGAAACTCTAATGGAAAGACCATCGTGGTCATGAAGAAAGATTGGCACCCGAATCGTATCGGGAAGGCGTATCAACGCCCACTACCTAACTACGTGGTGTCCAAGGACGCCGTGGATATTCAACGTGCATTTTTAAGGAAACAATCATGAGCCGCAACGTATACGACATTGCAAGACAACTGAAGGCACCCGGCGTTGCGACTGTCGCAACCTTTAACCCCATGCGCCTGACCAAGGCACTACGCAACATGACCCGCAAGAGTATTGCATCAGGCAACCACATCGGTGGGTGGTCAAGCAAGACTAAAGATGTGCGTGAGTTGATCTTTAACTTAGCCCGTGAGAAGCCTATTGTGTATGTCTCACAGACCGCAGACTATATGTCGTTTCACACCCCACGCGCTATCACTAACGACGTTCGGGCAGAGATCGTTGGCTTGCTTGAGTCCGACTGCGCGTTGCAGAAAATGAATTGGGACAGCCTGAGTGAGAGCCGATACAGACCCACGCGAGACCAACACTACGCAACGATTGACCATCGACTCAAAGAGTACGTTGCAAAACTAATGTTTGCTGAGCAAAGCAGAGCACAAAACATCATCGTGCGCACCGCCAAGATCAGACAACAAGTCGCAGATGTATTCCTGCGCGAACGCACAGTCGAGGAGATCGCCATAGCCGAGCGTATCGCACGGTATCTGGACAACGATACCGAATACAACATCCCAATCATGCACAACTTTTGAAACTTATAACGTTATAACTTTAGGAAAACATCATGAACGTACAAGACCGCATCAAGAAAGCACACATTGCAATCATGCAACACAAAACCTTCTGCGCATACAGCGGCGTCCTCGCATGTGGCAAGGTCAAGGTAAACGACGAGGTATCCACAGCGGCGACCAACGGATGGGACGTTATATACAACCCTGCCTTCATCGAGCAGCACATGAAGACTGACCCCGAGTTGCGCTTCCTCATCTTGCACGAGGCACAGCACAAAGCCTATCGTCACTTGCAAGTATGGCGGGCACTACACGATGAGCATGCCAAGCTTGCCAACATTGCCGCAGATCACTTCGTTAACTTGTCATTGCAAGACATGGACAACGGCGAGGGGTTCATCAAGATGCCTGCGCTTGGTATTCAGCCTGAGCCTAAGTACCGTGGTTGGTCAGTCAAGCAGATCTTTGACGACCTCAAGCAACAGATGCAAGACGGTGAAGGTGAGGGCGATGGTGAGGGTATGGACGGTCATGACTGGGACGATGCGACAAGCGGCGACCCTACCAAAGATCAAGAGCAAGCCAATGAGATTCAACGCGCCATTCGTCAGGGTGAGATCGTGCGCCGCAAAATGGCAGGCAAGGGTGCAGGCAATGCGGACGGCGTGTTCGGTGAGTTGTTACAACCCAAGATCGACTGGAAGAAAGTGTTGCGTGAGTTCATCACCGAGACATGCGCGGGTCGTGACGAGTCCTCATGGCGTAAGCCTAATCGTAGGTTCTTGAGCTACGACGTTTACATGCCCTCAATGGTGGGCACTACTATGACGGAGCTTGTGATCGGCTTCGACACATCGGGTTCATGTTTCGGCGGCACCGAGATGACTGCGTTCGTGTCAAACATCAAGACCATCATCGAGGACATCAAGCCCACCAAAGTTCATGTGATCTATTGGGATACCGAAGTGGCGGGGCATCAAACCTTCGAGGAAGGTCAGTTCGCAGTAGCAGACTTGAAACCCAAGGGCGGTGGTGGTACGGAAGGCGCAGTTTTGTTCGACTACTTGCGTGACAACCACATCAACCCTCAAGCTATTGTGCAGTTTACCGATGGTTATGTGGGTGACTGGGGCAAGACCGATGTGCCTACATTGTGGGCTGTGACGAGTGACTTAGTTGCACCGTTCGGTACGACTATCCGTGTCGAAGTTTGAAACTTATAACGTTATAACTTTGGGAGAAGATTATGGATTGGTTCTTTAGTTGGTTTCGTAGACGCATGCAACGTGTTGCATTGAGGGATGGTATTGCACTACAAGCATCAACCGTTACGTCGCAACATTCAATTACTGCCAAGGCAGGTAACAAGCGGGTGGAACTTTTGAGTGCGATCAATGGCAAGGTGTTAGAGATCGCATACCGCAAGCATGCCAATGCCGATTGGGATGTTCACTTGTACATCGTCAGAGATGACGAGGCGTTAGCCGATGCCGTGGCTACGGCTTTACTTGTAACTGGGGAGAATTGAAATGGGATACAGATCAGAATTGAAGGTGCTTATTTACCCACAAAGCGGTGAAGACAACTTGATGAAGTATGAGCAACTCAAAACAATCATGAACACCACGTTCAAAAAGATGCTCGACTATTGGGAAGACCCGTACTTTACTTGGGATGACCATCACCGCATGTTGATGTTCTCGGCTGACGGTATTAAATGGTACGAATCCTACCCAGAGATTGCTGAGTTTGAACATTTCATCGACATGATTGATGGGCTTGGGTATGAGTACGAGTTCATGCGCATTGGTGAGAATGATGACGACGTTGAAACGCGTAGCTCAAACGATGCAAATTGGTACTTGTCTTTGCGCAGATCTATTGAGGTGGAATTTTGATTAACCACAACATTGAAGAATACGAGTGGGTCGAGAAAGAATTCGACCAGTGGTACCTCACACACAAACAACGCGACCATGCCATTGCCAGAGTGTGTCACTTCAATGGGTGGACAGTACAGATAGAGGGCGAGGATGTGATGCCCATGAAAGTCGATTCGCTCGAAGCCGCAAAAGCCATTGCAATGATTAACGCAGTATCTAACTTTGAAAGTTTTAACAATGCCTACCATTACCCCAGAAGAACTCCGAAGCCAACACCCAAAGATATTCAAGAAAGAGTACGAGGATTGGGCGCAGTACGCCGTGTACGACGATTGGGCTGACTGGATTAAAGAAGACTACGAGTCACAAATGCGATGCGCAGGCATCACGGTAGATAACTTTGAGTGGGACATTTCGTACTCTCAAGGTGATGGGGCAGCGTTCAACGGTCATGTAAAAGTGCATGAGTGGATGGAAGATAACCCGCAGTACATGGAGCAGTACTACGCCTTGTACCTTGCGTGCAAGCAGGACGGTAGCTACGTGAAGATACGTACGAGTCGTGGTATGTATCTACACGCCAACATAAACGAATCACTGTGGGGTACTGACCCCGAAGGTATCTTTAACGGCTTAGACAAGGACGCATGGGACGAGTTGGTTAGCGACCAATACGATGCCGCAAGTCTTGAGGATGAAATCAAATCAATGTGTGAAAGGTTCATGCAAGACATGTATGACAAACTAAGGGATGAATATGAAAACATTACTAGCGAAGATGCGTTTGTGGAATCGTGCGTCGCCAACGACGTTACCTTTGAAGTCGACACAGAAGACGATCATGTTGCAGCTTAGGGTAGGAGATTGCCAGTTCTTGTTACCGCCCGAAGGGTTAGCCACGATTATGGAAACCCTGAAAGGTTGCGAGGTGATGGGCGAGAAGCACATGGGCACCGACAAAGGTACGCAAGGCTACATGAATTCGTATGTGCCGATTGTGTACAAACCAAGACTTCAGGCCGCACTGCAGTGCCAACCCGTTGACGAAGACCTAATCGAAACAATCAAACTTACTATGAAACTCAATGACTACAAACCTCCAACCTAACCGGCTTGCACAACTCAAAAATGTCAAGGGATACACCATGGAGGCAGGTACCAACTACCGGTGGCAACACAACACTAACGGTGGGATCACTTTGCAAGAGGAAATGATTGCGTATGTCGACGTGGGTATGCCTAGACCTGAACGGCATCATCTGAGTTGGCACTCCGTTGCCAATGTATACAAAGCCAAACGAGGCAACCGCTACATAGCGGAAGTTCGAGGGCATAAAAAACTATTTCAGTTTCAAACCCTACGCGAAGCCATGCGAATGGCTAAGTTTTTATATCAAACCCGATCAGACTTATAACGTTATAACTTTGGAGAAATCAAATGAACTACTACACAACACAAACAGAAAAGCCTATTGCAGGCGTCGCTCGTTCCGCCATGATGGTGGACTTAAACATTGCAATCTACTCGGGGCGCAAGCAAGACAAGAGTACACAAGCCGAGGTCACTAACGCCAAGGGTTCAGGCTCTAAGAAGGCGGCATCGGTGTACAAGAACTTGTTTGCTGAGTGCAAAGAGTTGGATGCGATCACCAAGTTCCAAGCCCGTGCCCGAGCCGAGCATTACAAACTCACACTCCCATGGAATGACCAAGGTGCAAGGCTCTTGCCCACTCAAGCCCTGATGGACTACCAACAAACAATGGGTAGGTATAAGCAAGAGTTTGAGCGCCTCGTTGATGCGTTCTTGGACAAGTACGACACACTCGTAGCAGGCGCGGCATTCCAGTTAGGTACGCTGTTCGATCGCAACGAATACCCAAGCAGGGGCAAGGTGGCACAGCGCTTCCGTATGGAGACATCGTTCACTCCGTTGCCTACGGGTGGTGACTTCCGCCTTGACATCGAGAGTGAAGTTCAACGCCAACTGATCGCAGACTACGAAGACAAGCTCGATGCTAAGTTGAAGGCGGCTAACCAAGACTCATGGACTCGTTTGTATAACGCTATCAGTAAGCTGAGTGATCGCTTGACTGTGGATGAGGACGGCAAGAAGCGTACGTTCCACGACACGACTGTTACCAATGCCGTTGAGTTGTGTGACTTGCTCCATGTAATGAACATCACGCAAGACCCTGCGTTGACTAAGGCGGCCAGACAATTAGCGGAAGTACTAAGCGGTGTTGAGCCGAAAGACCTGCGTGAAAGCCCCGGCTTCAGACAGGCAACCAAGCAAAAAGTAGATGCAATTCTTGGTGCGTTTGACTGGGGCGTGGAAGCCGAGTAAGATGGCGCAACCCCGAAAGCTGGCAGGCTAACGGGGTCACTTCCCAAATCATCATGTAAAGGCATGACATCATGAGCAAACTAGATTCTACGCGCTTGCGCGAACTTCTTGACTATAACCCTGACACTGGCGTGTTTACTGCGCTTATAAAACGGGCTCACACCCCTGTTGGAAAGGTGCTCGGCACACGGCATATTGAAGGCTATGTGTGGATGGTGCTTGAACGTAACTCTTATCTTGCGCATAGGCTAGCGTGGCTATACATGACTGGCTCGTGGCCCCCTGCGGGGATTGACCACATCAATGGCGTCCGCTCTGATAATCGCTGGTGCAATTTGCGTCCCGCTACCTCGGCGGAAAACGTACAGAACCAGAGCCGACCCCAAAAGAAGAACCCTTACCTCGGCGTGTGTTGGGAACCATCTTGCAACAAGTGGAAAGCGCGCATTCGCGTTAACGGCGTTGAGAAATATCTTGGCGTGTTTACTACTGCAGAGGAGGCGCGTGATGCGTATCTCGCAGCCAAAAAAGAAATTCATCCATTTGCAAACATTGAAAGGACAGTGTAAGTATGGCCAAGAATAATGAGATCTTTGACTGGGGGGTAGACGATGGGGAAAGTGAAGAAGGCGCTAAGTGAGATTCAGTTAGAGGAGTTGGATGTGTTGGCAATGACACCTAAAAACTCCCGAGGGTTTGCTGACGCACTAAGACGAATGTCACTAACCCTTGGATACAACAAGCAGGACGATATGTACGAATGCAGATACGAAGAACGAGGTCATGACTACACGCTTAAGCGGTGGCGTGACGGACACGAGGAAGCATCTCGTGGGCTTGTGACTGACTTACCTGAATGGCTAGGGAGAATCAGGGATGTAGCAACTGTGGGTGGGCATCTGAAACGAGTGATGGTGCCTCCCCCTGACAACATCGTTTGGTTTACAACTGACGATGACAACAACTTAATTAACTTTATGGAGCTTCAATGAATTACGACAATCTGACTGACGAAGAACTAATCCGGTTTGCCGATGGGCATTCTGGACTAATCAAAGTTCTTTCTGAAAGACTAGAGATGCGAATGCGTGATATGCAAGACCTAGCGCACACCATGCCAGACCCACGACAACTTAACCTATTCGAGGATGACGATGCCTGACCTACAAACAGAAATGCAGAAGATACTGCAAGCTTGGGAACAACCTGAAACAACCGAAACAAAAACTGAGGAACCTATGTTTACAACAACCACTAATACATCTCGTGCAACATTTGAACTTGTGCGTGACGACCCCGGCTTACCTAAAGCGCAATACATTCGCAAGCTAGAAGCCATGGGGCATAAAAAATCATCTACCTCATCGTTGCTTGCACAGATGACACGGCAAGGTCACATCTGGGTGGACAGCTCAGGTTGTTTGCGCCCCAACCATACTGAGTACAGACCACTCAAATGCACCACTACGCTGAAGAACAAAGCGAAGAAGGCGAAGCCTGCGAAAAGTTATAAGGTTATAACTTCTGAAGAAGTTGCCGTACCCAAGCCGAAGTTGATCGAGTTGCCTGTTCGATCAAACATTGAGGTCATCTTGGACACCATTACTTTGAGTGAGGCCCATGAGTTGTATGGCAAGCTGCACAGATACTTTGGCGGTCTATCTAAATGAAAGCTAAAGCCGTACTAGAGTTCGAGTACCCCCACGATGAGGACGCATTGTTGTTCGCATTGAAGGGGCAAGCTATGTACAAGGCGCTAGCCAGTATCAATATGGTAATGTCTGCGCCCGCATCCAAGGCTGAAATGGTAAGCCAAGTCAAAACCATTCTTAACGAAATCTTTGCGGAGCTAGGAGAATGACATGGCCGTTCCCCCCATTCCCAAACCCAAAGGACAAGGGCAACCGAGTTCCTAAATTCAACCCCGACAACTTTGAGGACGCACCGCTATGAAAACCAAACAAGAAATCAAAGATGAAATCATTGAACTGTATGGCGCTACTCAGGCTTTAAGAGAAGCAATGAATCTTCTTCATGCACAAAGCATGGAGAAAAGCAAACAGATGATGGCGCTGAACCACATGCTCAAAGAAATGGAGGCCGACGATGCCGAAGGGACTGCTTGACGACATACCAATCTACAACAAAGCCCGCGACGAGGCATGGGAAGCGTTCATCAAGCGCAAAGATGTGAAGCACCTAGTCAAGCATGGCTTGTTTGATAAAGGCTTTCCCTTGTACGGAGGCTACTACGAACTGTGGTGTCAGGCTTGGGATCGTGCTTGGACTGCGGGGTTTAAAGATGGCTACGACTCCGGATGGGCATCGTGCAAATTGCTAACAGTTAAAACCAAGGAGAAGAAATGAAAGTAGGATTCACTTGCTCGACCTTTGACCTCCTACATGCGGGACATATCACAATGTTGCGTGAAGCTAAGAGTGTTTGCGATTACCTAATCGTAGGACTTCAGACTGACCCAAGTATCGACGGACGCAAGCCCAAGCCTGTGCAGTCTGTATATGAACGGTATATACAACTGGAAGCGTGTAAGTATGTGGACGAGATCATCCCCTACGATACCGAGTCAGACCTGATGAACTTGCTTGTTACCCTGCCGATAGACATACGAATTATTGGTAGCGATTACGAGACCAAAGACTTTACTGGCGACAGTTTAGATATCCCATTGCACTACAACAGGCGAGACCATTCGTGGAGTAGCAGTTCGTTGAAGCGCAGAATTATTGAATCCTAGGAGGCACCATGATTCACACAGACGAAGACGATGAGTTCGAGCGTATCGAGCGTGAGAACAATCTAAAGGGGCAACCGTATCATTACGAGCCGGTGTATGTATCTACATCACAGCGCAACCAAGTCATTGAAGAGTGTGCAAGGGTTGCGGACGCATGGTCAGGTCACTACCAAGCGCAAGAGATCGCTAAAGAAATAAGGAGTCTGAAGAAATGATGGATGACCTTTTATTGGTAGCCTTGATACCTACCATCGTGATCTTGATTTGGGTGGTCTGTTTAATGTACGAGCACTACTCTGTCGACTGCCGACACGACTACGACGAATGGCAACCTTGGTCAACCGAACACGCCTATGTCCAACAAAAGCAATGCAAAAAGTGCAAGTTTATTTACACATATCAAGAAAGGAAGATGGGTCATGAACATCACGATGTACACAAAGGATAACTGCCCCAACTGCGTGACAGCGAAGCAAATACTGAATGCCGCAGGGCTGAAGTATGCAGATGTTGACATCATGGTTGGTGAACGCATGGCTAACTTGCTCAAAGAGTTTCCCGATGCAAGGCAGATGCCACAGATATTTATCAACGACCAACGAGTTGGTGGAGTAGAAGGCTTGAAGGTTGCGCTAAGACAGTTGAGGATACTGGTATGAAAACCGCAACCAAGTGTCCACATTGTGACGCAAAGATGGTTGAGTACCGACACACATTCAACAAAGGTCTGGCGCATGGGCTTTACGAATTGTGGGCTGCAGGGGGCGGACCGATACGCCTTACGCAACTACGGTTAACGAGAGTCCAATGGACTAACTTTCAGAAGCTTAGATACTGGGATTTAGTTAGCCCTACTAGGCACGACGGTGAGTGGACGCTCACTACACAAGGTCGCAACTTTATAACTCAAGGTGCGCCTATCAAGAAATGGGTGTGGACATATCGTGGAAATCCTGTGCGCTTCGATGGTGACACATGTTTCTTTGCGGACGTACATGAAGCCACGTATGATAAGCGCCCCGACTACATAGCAACTGCATTACCGCATGGAGGAACACAATGAAAGCATTAAACCCATGGGAAGAACTGGCGCAAGTTGACCGCCCCAGTATCTTTCTCAAAGACCCGTACTTCCGTGCGAAGAACCCGAGCAACCAGATCAAGTCCAAAGAAGACTTAGGCTACAAACAATTCGGCACGTTTGCCCGAGCGCAGGCGCGTCAACCCAACAAACACGAAGGAACACTTGAAGATGCCAAGACCAAAACCCCCCGCCCCCCTAAAGGCACGATACGTACGTTTAAGTGATAAGCATTGGTTAATCTTTAAGCAGCTTGGTGGTGCCGAATGGATGAGGGAAACCCTCGACAAGAAAGCCCCTATGCCCAAGCAGTACTATGACGTTTTTATTGGAGAAACAAAATGATTGAACTACAAACAGAACTTACGCTAGCCCCAACTGCCAACGATGTGCAGGTTGCAGGCACGCACTACAAAGACAAAGCAATCCAACCGTGGGACTACATTGTTGCCAACGAACTCGGCTACCTTGAGGGCAACATCGTGAAGTACGTATCCCGTTGGAGAGACAAAGGCGGACTCGACGACTTACGCAAAGCACAGCACTACTTATCCAAACTGATTGAGGTAGTTGAAGATGGCAGCAACGCCTGAGTCAAAGGTCAAAGCCAAGATCAAAGCGATCTTGAAGAAGCATGACATCTACTACGCCATGCCTATTGGTACTGGCTACGGTAACAGCGGTGTGCCTGACTTCCTGTGCTGTGTGAACGGAAGGTTCGTGGCTATCGAAGCCAAGGCGGGTAAGGGGCAGGCAACTGCCCTGCAACTAAAGAACTTGCAGGCAATCAACACGGCGGGCGGCTACACGCTCATCATCAACGAAACAAACTACGAACACTTAGAAAACGTAATAGAGGAGTGTATGGGATGAGCGAAGAACTAAACTGCTCCGAAGGGGCACGCATGTTGATTGAGCGCATGCAGACACACCCAAAAGACTTTAAGCACGATGGTAGGTTTGCGCGAATCACCGACTCCATACTTGGGAAACTTCCTGTGGGGTTCAGTGACCTATCAGACCGTGATGACGATGCACTAAGCGCTGCGTACGACAAGTACATACTGGAGCCACAACTAACTGAGTTTGTGGTTGACGAAATCTTTAACGGTGAAAAGCGCCGTGAAGAAGAACAGAAAGCGTACGCGCAGACGAGCAGCGCGTATTCGCAAAGATTGGCGCAGAGCATGATGGGCACTAAAAACCAAATGGCAACAGGCATTCTGGTAGGGTCGGGATTCAGCGACCCACGGAATACATACGGAAATGCAATCAGCAACCCCGCACAAGGGCAAGTCGTGTGGACGGAACAAGAGAAACCAAAAGCTGGGCGTGATTGGTTTGAACACGAAAAACGAATTTTGCGGGAAATGACAGACCGAACATTAGCTAAACTAAGAAGGGACAAATCAAAATGATGCAAGCAGTACAAGTAATTATTGAACGACTCAAAACCAACCCCGAGGAATTCTTTGGGGACTTGGATGGGGAAAGGCTTATCGGGCGTTACTCACCAAGGTTTGACCACATTAGGGAGAAGTTAGATGACTTATTGATAGAGAAACCTGACGCCGGACATGTACACCGCCTGTGGTATTTGGAGCCTGAAGAAAAAGCGGCGCTACTTGCCGCATACAAAGAAGCCCGTCGTGCAAGGTTTGAGGCTAGAACATTTCACCAATTGCTGACTAGGCAAGAAAAAAAAGAACGTAGTACGGTGACATATAAACCCGCAATGACTTTGGACGCGTCAGGCAATTTAGGTATTGGTACAGCCCCAAACCCGTGGGGTAACGTAATACCTAAACAAGAAGGAGAGCCCGTATGAGCGAAGAAATTTGTGATGGCGTCAAGATGCTGCTTGACCGTATGAAGAACAACCCCGAGGACTTTGAGTATGGTGGCAAGCTGCATGGCTACCGCAATACGATGGAAGAAGTCCTAAACTCCCCGCCTGCGCATCAACCGTTATGGTTTCTCAATGAAACCGAGAAGAAGGCATTGAGCGACGGTTACAGGGACATGCACAAGCAGGTGTTCACAACGAAAGTAGTGCAGGCAATCCTTGCGCCCGAACCTGAGTACGATATCAATATGGACAGGTTGTACGCGGCAAAGCCGAGTAAGATTATCGCCCCTGCAAGCATGATAAAACAAGCCACAGAAATACTCGAAAGAGAATTTGAAAAAGAATATGCCAAAAATAGTAACACTGGACCTTGAATGTCATTACTCGACAGAGTATTCACTTACAAAAATGCCGACCGAGGAGTATGTGCGGTCGCCTCAGTTTGAGATGATTGGCATTGCAATCAAGGTCGACGATGGTGAAACAGTTTGGTATCCCAAGCCCCAAGTGGCAAAGGTGCTCAAAGAGTTCGACTGGTCTGATGCGATGGTGGTTGCACAGAACACAGCGTTCGATGGTGCGGTGCTTAACTGGCTGTATGGCGTGAAGCCTATGGCTTGGTTCGACACGCTTGGTATGTCACGAGCTTTGTTCCCACACGAGAAGGCGCATGGCCTAGCCAAGCAAGCTGAACGCATGGGTATCGGAGCCAAGGGTGATGAGGTGCTTCATGCCAAGGGCAAGCACTACGCTGACTTCTCTGCCGAGGAGTTGGCTCGCTACGCCGAGTACTGCATCAACGATACCGAGTTGACCTACACGCTGTTCAACAAATACATGGCGTTGGGTTTCCCTAAACAAGAATTGAAACTGATGGACATGACCTTGCGTATGTTCATTGAGCCTGTGCTTGAGCTTGACAAGACGCTACTTGTTGACCACTTGGAAGCCGTGAAGGATGCCAAGGAAGCCCTGATGGAATCTGTACGGGACTTCATGCTGAAAGACGCTGACCCAGAATACGTACACGCAATCTTTAGTGAAGGTATGGATGGCATCAAGAAGCTGCTCATGTCTAACGACAAGTTTGCAAAGGTACTCGAGAACTACGGCGTTGTACCGCCGACCAAAGTAAGCCTACGCACTGGCAAGTTAGCCTTTGCGTTTGCCAAAACCGATGAAGAATTTAAAGCCCTAGAGGAGCACCCCGATGAACGAGTCCAAATGCTTGTCGCAGCCCGCCTTGGAAACAAAACAACAATTGAAGAGACTCGCACTGAGCGCTTTATTGGTATGTCTACTCGAGGCAAGTTTCCTGTACCTCTGCGTTACTACGGTGCCCACTCTGGTCGGTGGTCTGGGCAAGATTCTGTAAACCTGCAGAACTTACCGTCACGCGGTACGAACGCAGGCAAGATCAAGAAGGCGATCAAGGCACCCAAGGGCTACGTTGTGATTGATTGCGACTCAGCACAGATCGAGGCGCGGACGTTGGCTTGGTTGGCAGGGCAGCAGGAGTTGGTGCAAGCGTTCGAAAATAAGCAGGACGTTTACCGGCTCATGGCAAGCCAGATCTACCAGATACCGCCTGAGGAAGTTACGACCGGCCCTGCGAGTCAGCGTCAGGTCGGCAAGACCGTTGTGCTTGGTGCAGGCTATGGCGTTGGGCACAAGAAATTACAGATATTCCTCAAGCAACAGGCCGGTGTTGAAGTAACCGAAGCTGAGGCAAAACGCATCATCGACGCATACAGGAACACTTACTACAAGATACCCGAGTTGTGGCGTAGGGCAGACGAGGCGCTGACTGCGTTGCGTACAGGCAACGGACTGCAAGTGGACGAGCAGGGGCTAATCAAGGCTGTGCCGGGTAAGGGGTTGACGCTCCCAAGCGGGCTGTTTATCCAGTACCCAGACCTAGCCAAAGTGACTGACGAGAAGACTGGCAAAGACCAGTGGCGTTATTTCTCTAAGGGATTACCCGTGTACATCTACGGCGGGAAGGTTGTGGAGAACGTGTGTCAAGCCGTAGCAAGGCAGGTCGTGGGAGAGCAGATGCTCAGAATCGGCAAAAAGTATAAGGTTGTCTTGACAGTCCATGATGCCGTGGCTTGTATCGCACCGATCGAAGAGAAAGAAGAAGCTCAACGTTACGTTGAGGAGTGCATGTCATGGAGACCAAAGTGGGCACAAACTTTACCCCTAGCTTGCGAATCAGGCGTAGGGGCTTCCTATGGGGACTGTTGATTGGTACACTCGGGGTTACAAAAATCAACCCAGTTTTTTCCATGACGCTAGCACATTCCTACTCAGGTATCAAAGACTACGAAGGCTGTCCCCGCAGATACCACGAAGTTAAAATACTAAAAAAGTTTAAATCAAAAGACACAGAAGCGACCATGTACGGCACTGCTGTACACAAGGCGTTCGAAGAATACATCCGTGATAAGACACCACTCCCTGCGAATTTTGCGCACTACAAGCCATTCGTGGAACCTCTCGCCAACTTTAAAGGCGACATCCGTTGTGAAGAGAAGCTTGGCATCCGTGCCGACTTTACCCCCTGCGGGTTCTTTGACAAAGATGTATGGTTCCGAGGCATCCCCGACTACCTTGCAATCAACCACGAGAAGGGCGTTGCACGAGTAGCTGACTACAAGACCGGCAAGTCAAGCCGGTATGCGGATAGCGCTCAGTTAGAACTTATGGCAGCTATGGTGATGATTCACCATCCCGACGTACATACCGTCAAGGGGGCACTGCTGTTCGTTGTAGTTGGCGACGTCATCAAGTCTGAGTACACTAGGAAACAGTTGCCTGAAATCCTGTCTAAATGGGCTGGCAGGGCTAGTGCAATCGAAGCAGCAGTGGTGCATGGGGTATGGAACCCCAAAAGTTCTGCGCTGTGCAAGTTCTGCCCAGTTACATCTTGTGAGAATCACAATGGCCACTAAACGAAACTATAAGCAAGAGTACGAGCGCTATCAGGGTACGCCCAAGCAGCTCGCAGCTCAATCCGAAAGGCACAAGGCACGACGTGCCTACGAGAAGGCGCATGGCGACCTACCCCCCGATGTAGACGTAGACCACAAGAAGGCTATGTCCAAGGGCGGCACCTCCAAACTGTCTAACCTTAAAGCCTCCCCGCAGTCGGAGAACACCAGTTTCTCCCGCACAAAAACAGGCGCTATGAAATCACAAATTTCTAAGCGAGAGCGCAAAAAATAATGTAGTATGAAGCCACTCGGTGAGCAGTTGCTGAGTTGTTTCATTGGTTCGTTTCTCCTCCCTTTGTGGGTTTGCCCAGTAGCACTGCTACTGGGCTATTTTTGTCACTTCTATTCAAATTTATTATGCAAATTGTCGACAACAAGGCGTTGCTGTTCAATACACGCAAGGCAAATCAAATCACATCGCTCATACCAAAGAGCAAAGTCATCGGTAGCAACGGAGACGTCGATCAAGTTCTAGTTCACTGGGACTTTGACGAAGTGCAATTGCTACGCAATCTAGGTATCCGTGAAGTGCCTAGCCCTATTCTTGGTCGATACAAGTGGCCCGGAATGTTTACGCCGTTCGATCACCAACGAACGACTGCGGAGTTTCTTACCCTGCATCCACGTTGCTTTGTGTTTAATGAAGCGGGCACAGGCAAGACAAGTGCGGCGGCATGGGCGGCTGACTATCTTATGACTCACGGCAAAGTAAAGCGTGTGTTAGTTGTGTGCCCCGTGTCCATCATGGACACTGCATGGCGCTCTGATTTATTCAAGACAGTCATGCACCGCACAGTTGCGATTGCACAAGGCTCACGCACACAAAGACAGAAAGTTATTGCAGGCGACTACGAGTTTGTCATCATTAACTTTGACGGCGTGAAGGTTGTCAACGCAGAGTTAGAAGCCGGTGGGTTTGACCTCATCATCGTCGACGAAGCAAATGCCGTTAAGAGTGTGACTACGGATCGTTGGAAGTGCCTTGCAAAACTAATTAAACCAACGACACGTTTGTGGCTCATGACAGGTACGCCTGCGTCGCAGTCACCGCTTGATGCGTATGGGTTGGCTAAGCTTGTGACGCCTGACTCGGTGCCTAGATTCTTTGGTGCGTTCCGTGACAAGGTCATGCTCAAGCTCACGCAGTACAAGTGGGTGCCGAGACAAGATGCACAGCAGACAGTTCACCAAGTGTTGCAGCCCGCAATTAGATACACGAAAGCCGAATGCTTAGACCTGCCTGACTTGTTGTACTCAACTCGTGAAGTTCCCTTGACGCCTCAGCAGGCCAAGTACTATGACGCTCTTAAGAAGCAAATGATGACCATCGCCGCAGGCTCGGAAATCACAGCGGTAAACGCGGCGGCAATGCTTAACAAACTTTTGCAAGTTGCACAAGGGGCGGTGTATACGGACGATGGGGGTGTAGTTGAGTTCGACGTGTCAAACCGCATGAGTGAACTTATCAACGTGATCGAACAAACTGACCATAAGATATTGGTGTTTGTCCCATACCGGCACACGCTTGAGATGGTGGAGAATGCACTGCTCAAAGAGGGCTACACAGTGCAGACAATTCATGGCGGCGTTGCTTCTACGCGTCGCGCAGACATCATCAAACAGTTCCAGACAGAAGACGACCCACGCATTCTGTTGTTGGTACCGCAGGCAACTGCGCACGGCATCACGTTGACTCGAGCTAACCAAGTAGTGTGGTGGGGTCCAGTAAGCTCCACAGAGATCTACCTACAAGCTAACTCACGAGCACACCGAGCAGGTCAGGTAAACCACGTTACCGTTACGCACTTGCAAGGCAGTCCAGTCGAGCGCCGCATGTACACCATGCTGCAAAACAAAATCGACTTGCATCAAAGTTTGGTTGATATGTACAAGCAGGAGATCGAATGAAAACAAAATGGTTAGACCGCAGCCTGCTGACAGGTGGGCATTTGATGTTGGTCACATCACAAGCTGAATACAAACTTGCCCTCAAAGAACTTAAATGCGATGTTGACGATCGGTTTGTCACTGAGGGGGCCTACGCATCCACGCATACATTACGCAACGAAGACGGGTCAACTGCCTGTATTGTTGGCATTGATGTCGAGCGCGCTAAGGACTACAACCCCATAGACGTGGCCGCGTTACTTGTGCATGAAGCCGTACACGTATGGCAAACCACAGAGAACGATGCTGGCAATATGGGGTGTTTTGGTACAGAAGGTGAAGCGTATGCCATTCAATGTATTTCTGCAAAACTAATGCACGAATACGCAAAACGCCTTGACACGTAAATTTGACAGTGTATAATTTCTAAAAAACGGGGGGAAAGTCGTGCAAAGGTTTTTCCTCACTAGATTGCACCTTGCGGACGAGCGATCAGTACCCCCACCCTATGTTCAACGCAAATCAAAGGATGCCTATGGATGCAAGTCAGTTAGTCAATGTGTATATCAAAATACGTGACGCAAAAGAAACCCGCAAGAAGCAGATGGAAGCTGAGATTGCCGACCTCGATGCGCAGTTAGCCGCCGTGGAGCAGGAGCTTCTGGAAATCTGCAAGACCACCGGACAAGACGGTGGCAAAACACAACATGGCTCGTTCACACGAGCCGTCAAGACACGCTACTGGACCAGTGACTGGGACAGTATGTACAAATTCATCCGTGAGCATGATGCCCCTGACCTTCTCGAACGTCGTATTGCGCAAGGTAACTTCGCGCAGTTCATCCAAGAGAACCCAGACAAAATGCCCGCAGGTGTGAATATCGAGTCGAAATACTCGATCACGGTTCGCCGTTCATCCAAGTAACCTCCAATTAAGGAAATCAAAATGAGTAACATGACACTTTTCAAATCCGGTTCCGTTATCCCTGACTACCTGCGCGAAGCCGCAGACGCCACTACCAAAGACATTGCAGGTAGCTCTGGCGG